CATTGTAAAAATCACAAGTCTAGATTGACAGTGGAAAATAAAATGGTAGATGCTCTTGTCACATACGACAAAGGTTTAGATAGATGGTATGGTATGCTTGAACTTGCAGAAGAAGCAGGTATCTTCACTAAAGTCTCTACACGTTTTGAGTTACCAGACGGATCAAAAATGTTTGGTAAACAAATTCTGCAACAACCTGAAAAATATTTTACAGAGGATGTCATGAAAAGAATTGACGATTTCTGTAAAGAAAAGTTTTTATATGGAACAAAATCAGTCGATGAAGAAGTGGTACGAGATAGTACAGAATCCTCAGAATGAAAATGATGATCAATATGCATTTCGTATCAAAGATGGTAAATTTCAAGATGTAGTTTACAAGTATAATAGATTTGGTGTGGTTGAGCCAAAAGAAAATGAACAAGAGTTGAAATATCGTTTTGAATATGATATACTTGAGATACCACAGGAAATAAGAGATAAAAAATATACCGATGTGGAAGGTAAAGAATTTGAAAGTCTCATCGGCGATATTCTTATCGAAGTTATACAAGAAAATATAGATTTGGATACTAATGAACAGAATAGAGGACACAATATTGAAGAATCTGATATTCTCTGATGAGTTTACCAGAAAATCTTTACCTTATCTTAAAAAAGAATATTTTTCAGATCGAAATGATCAATGTTTATTTGAGGAAATTCAAAAGTATGTAAATAGTTTTAATGTGCTTCCAACTAGAGAAGCACTTATTATAGAAATAGGAAATAATTCAAGTCTGAGCGAAGATCAATTTAAGGACATATCTGATAAAGTTGATACGTATTTTTCAACTAGAGAAGATACGGAGGTTGATTGGTTGTTGGAAACCTCTGAAAAATTTTGTCAAGATCGTGCAATCTATAATGCAGTTTTAGAATCAATTAGTATTATCGATAATGAAAAAGATTCGGGAAAAGATAAAGGCGTTATACCTCAAATTTTGTCTGATGCTTTGGCCGTATGTTTTGATCCTAATATCGGTCATGATTATATTGAGGATTCTGATGAAAGATTTGAGAGTTATCATACAGTCGAAGAAAAACTTCCTTGGGACTTGGATTACTTCAACAAAATAACCAAAGGCGGTCTATCTAAAAAGACTTTGAATGTTGCTCTCGCTGGTACTGGTGTTGGTAAATCTTTGTTTATGTGTCATCATGCGGCCAGTTGTTTATCTCAAGGTTTTAATGTATTGTATATCACACTTGAGATGGCAGAAGAAAAAATTGCAGAAAGAATCGATGCTAATCTGATGAACATAACAATTGATGATCTGCATGAGATATCAAAAGATTTGTTTGAGAAAAAAATCAAGAGAGTCAAAGCCAATACAAAAGGTAAATTGATTGTCAAAGAATATCCACCTGCATCTGCGAATGTAAATCATTTTAGAAATCTTCTAAATGAATTGAAACTGAAAAGAAAGTTTGTTCCTGATATCATTTTTGTTGACTATCTAAACATCATGTCATCTTCAAGATTAAAGTATGGTAATACAGTCAACTCATATAACTATATTAAATCGATTGCTGAAGAGGTTCGTGGTCTTGCAGTTGAGAACAATTTGCCAATTGTATCTGCTACTCAAACAACGAGATCTGGTTATACAAACACAGATCTTGGTCTTGAAGATACATCCGAATCATTTGGTCTTCCAGCAACTGCCGACTTTATGTTTGCATTGATTAGTACAGAAGAACTTGAAGAACTAGATCAGATTCTTGTTAAGCAATTGAAGAATCGATATAGTGATCCTGGTACAAACAAGAGATTCGTGATTGGTATTGATAGAGCAAAGATGAAATTGTATGATCTTGAAGAGACCGCACAAACAGATCTTGTTGAACGTACAAAAAATAAAAAGAAAAAATCAATGCCTTGGAATAAAAAAGAGGAAGATGATATTCCCGCATTTGATCAGGCAACTGATAATCGAATGACAAGAAAAAAAGATTTTTCAGAATTTTCATTTACCTAAACACAGAAAAGACTTGACACATTCCTATGATATTGTATAATAAAATCATGTTGTTGTTAATTCTAATCAAAGAGGTAAAATGATTAAATTCATCAGTATCGTAATTATTTCTGTATTAATTCAGGGTTGCGGCATGTTAGCACATGGTAATTCTGATAAAATTATAGAAATTCAAGGTCAAAAATTTATAGCCGTCACAACTAATGATGGTGAGTATAAATTAAAACCTTACATTGAACCAGAACAGATTAATGTAATAGAAGAATTGCATGAAGATGAATTGTTAGCAGTAAGATCAACTGAATTTATTCAATATCCAGAGTGGCAAAAAACTGTAACAGAAGAATCTAAAATTGTACAAACATGTGATAATCCGTTGGGTTGTCCTATGACCATTGAGGGCGATTGTCCAGATTGTTATAAAGAGTTTGTTTCTGAGAAAACAACTATTGAAACATTTAAAGAATGTAAAACGTGGAAAATGTTTGGTCAGAACAAAATTTGTATGGAAGAAAAAACTGAAAATGATTTATCGTTTGAAGAATTTTCTAAAAATATTGATCAAAAAAAGATCAATGTAATACAAGAAAAATTAGAATTATCTAACCTACCTTCATATTTCAATGAAGGTTTGATGAAAAAAATAACAGAAAAAAATTACGGTACTCCTCTTTGGATTTGTTATAAAACATTGTTTATGTGTCAGTATGAGACACCTATTCAAAAAAGACAATTATTCGAAGCATATACAAAAGCAGAATTTTGTGATTCACACTATCGATATAATGATGGAAGTGATGAATTTTATAGTGAAAATGGTCATCAAATTGCAATTAATTGGCACGATCCAATCAATACCTGCCCCAGTAATATCATAGAATAATGGTAAAGCATAAATAGTAATTAGACTATTTATGTTTATATCTAGAGGACTATGATATCTTTCCAAGAATTCGTAACTGAATCTCAAGGTGCTAATAAACACCTTGAGCATATTGAAGATGAGATATTAAACAATGGATTTGATGGAGTAAGAAAATCCATTGTTTATCTAAGTTCGATAGCAAAAACATTAAAAGGTTCTTCAAAAAGTAAGATAACCATCACAACAAAATGGGATGGGGCTCCAGCAATAGTAGCGGGAAAAGATCCAGAGACTGGTAAGTTTTTCGTTGCTACAAAACATGGTGCTTTTGCTAAAGAACCGAAATTAAATTTTACGGATGAAGACATAGATAATAATCATGGTGAAGGTGATCTGAATGATAAATTAAAAAATTCACTTAAATATTTAAGTGAGTTAAATATGGATGGGGTATATCAAGGAGATTTATTATTCAGTTTACCTTATCATAAAAAAATTGAAGCCATTGAGGATGAAAAGCATATAGTATTTAAACCAAACACAATAACATATGCTATACCCTTAAATAGTGAATTAGGAAAAATAGTTAATTATGCTAAAATTGGTGTTGTTTGGCATACAAAATATGATGGGGAAAAAGTAAACGAGATGAATGCATCATTTGATGTTGATATTTCTAATTTTAAAAGTAGTAAAGATGTTTGGTTTAAGGATGCCGAATATGAAAAAATGGATGGTGTTGCAAATTTTACACAAGAAGAATCAGAAAGATTTTTCTTAATTTTATCAGAAGCAGGAAAACTTTTCAGAAAATTAGATAAAGAAATATTAAACCAAATAGCGAAAGATAAAGATATTAATTTGCAAATTAAAGCATTCAATAATCAAAAAATTATGCAAGGTATGCCAATAGGTAATACACGAAAACATGTAAAAGAAATGGTTAGATATCTAGAAAAAAAATTAAATGATCAAGTTTCAAAATTGAAATCTGAAAAAGGAAGACAAAAAAGAAAAGAAAAGAATGATACATTTTTAAGTTTTTTTAAAAATAATTCTCTAAAGTTGAAGAATATATTTGAAATGCAAAATCTTTTAATAGCCGCTAAAATGCTAGTAATTAAGAAATTGCAAGATATGAAACCTTTAACTAAAACTTTTATTCAAACAATAAACGGTTATAAAGTTACTAATCCAGAGGGGTTTGTAGCAGTTACTACTGATAGTGGTGCAGTAAAATTAATTGATCGTTTAGAGTTTACTAGACAAAATTTTATGGCAACTAAAACATTCGGGAGCAAATAATGCTAGAAAACGAAAATAGTTTATTAGACAGATTGCAGAAATCTATGTTCGATATTACCCTGAAGGAGGGAATCGATGATAGATTGAGAAGACTTGCTAGAGCAGGTCTTATTGCTGATGATGAATATGCACTTTTCATTAAAATGATGAAAGATATGGAAGATGAGAAAGTTCTTACACCAAAACAGAGAATGTTGACGGTAAGACTTTTCGATAAACTTCTTGGTTTAATTACTAAGGATAATGTTGTTTATCAAAAAATTCTTAAAAAAGTTAAAGAGGAAAATGAAACAACAAGAAAAAGACATAAAGAAATTTTTGAATCTACACATACAATCGTAGAGCATAATAAACAAAAATTTTATGTCGGTGAAGATGAAAAACTTATTCCTTATAATGATGTAGCAATTAAAAAATTCTGCGAAGATAACGGTTATAAATAATTAGATGAAAACTTTAAGACGGTTGGTTTTAGAAACAAAAAATGGTAAAACGGCTGTTTTAAGTTATGGGCGGATGAATCCGCCCACAATTGGTCATGTTAAATTAGCGGACAAAATTATTTCATTGTCGAAAAGACAAAAAGCGGACCCTTTTATATTTTTATCTCCCTCTCAAAATTCTAAAAAAGATCCTTTAGATCCTTCCAAAAAAATAGTCTACGCTAAAAAAATATTAAACAAGTCAATACATATTGATATCAAACCTAATATTTTTAAAGCATTATCTGATTTATATTCACAAGGTTATAGATCAGTAAATATTGTTGTAGGTAGTGATAGAATTAAAGAGTTTTCTAACATGATACCTAAATATAATAATGTAGAAGGGAAAGCACACGGCTTTTATAATTTCAATAATATTGAATTTCAAAGTTCTGGTGATAGAGATCCTGATGCTGAAGGTGTTTCTGGAATGTCTGCATCTAAACTTAGAGGTTTTGCATCTAGTGGTGATTTTGATAATTTTAAAAAAGGAACCAATTTATCCGATAAAGATGCAAAATCGATGTATAATGAAATTAGAAAAGCCATGAAGATAAAAACAATTTCTGAATCTTTAAAAGAAGAAAAAAACGCAGATGATCCAGACATTCCTGGACATCAACCTAAGAAATATGGTGCTGGATTATCAAAATCAACAAAACAAAAAAGATATGCAAGATGGGAAAAAACTAAAAAAATGCCAGACGATTCCCAAAGAGCATATGACTTAGCAAAAGCGCCAGGTGATGGAAAACCATCATCAAAAGAATCAAAATATACTAAGAGGTATAAAGCAATGTATGGTGAAGAAACGATATCGGAAGAACAATTAGAAGGTTTAAAAAAGAAATCTGAAAAATCAGGTGTTCCATATGGTATTCTAAAAAAAGTTTTTAATAGAGGTATGGCCGCATGGAAAACTGGACATCGACCTGGAACTACTCCACAACAATGGGCATATGCACGGGTTAATTCTTTTTTGACTGGTGGTAAGACTAGAACAACCGCTGATAAAGATTTATGGTCAAAAGCATCATCTGCAAAAAAGGCAAAGAAAGAAGAAAAAGATATCAATTTATCTTTTAAAAAATGGATTTCCTTGAGTGAGTCAGATGCATATGTTTCTACTTCAGTCGGTGATTTTGTTGTTCCTAAGACATCGCCAAAAACCGCAGAAATTAATATTAAGAGAAAATTTAATAATCCTAAAGATAGAAACACTGTGAAAGCCAGACAAGCGGATTCCATGGAAAAAAGATATGTACAAAAAGTAAAATTAAAAAAATCTGGTGATTCCGGAGAAAAAGAAACTGGTTACAATACGGATTCACAAAAAAATTAAATGTTAAATTTAATGAAACCTACAGGAGTATAAATGTTAAAATCACTTCAAGGCGGTGCTTTTTCAAATGATGATGATAGTATCGCAAAATTATATGAAAAAACAGTAAACGCCAAGATTCAGATGGATCCTGTCGGTCAAGAAGATGGAGATGTAGATAATGATGGGGATAAAGATTCCTCAGATGAATATTTGAAAAAAAGAAGAAAAGCAATTGGTAAAGCAATTGCTAGTCAAAAAAAGACTGAAAGCAAGTCTCCAATAAAATTGGATAATAAACAAGAAAAAGTAAAACTGAATCCAAAAGTAAATGAAGAAGATCTTAATGAAAGAATGGAAAGAAAATTGAGAGATTTTGCTTCTGAATTAGCCGCTTATGCTAAATCGCAAGGGGGAATAGATAAAAAATATTTCGAAAATATAGCATCAATTGCTTCCTCAGGCAGAATGCCATCAGCAGATGCAATTCAAAATGATACAGATCCTAGAGATTTTGTCTTAGGAATGATGGCTAAGACTTTTCCAAAATCTGTCATGAAAAATTACAAAGGAGTATCTCCATCCTTTGATTATCATCTAAAGGGTATGAAAGAAGATGCAGTAAAAGAAATGTCCGCGGATAAGGCTTACAATGCTATGGATAAAGCAGATAAACAAAGCAGAGGAGAGATGTCCATAACAGATCCAAAAAAAGCCGCAAGGAGAAGAAGACAAGCACAAAAGTTTGCTGATTATTCTATTAAAAAGACATTGAACAAAGAAGAACAGGAAACTTCAGAAGCATGTTGGACTGGATTCAAACAAGTTGGAATGAAAAAAAAGGGTCAAAAGATGGTTCCAAATTGTGTTCCAGAAGAAAATGATATGAAACCATTGACCAAAAAAGAACGTGAAAATTTATCTCATGGTGATCTCGTGGCAATGGGATACTCTAAAAAACAGAGAAAAAAGTTAATGGACACTAAGGAAGAAACTGAACTTGATGAAGTTGAATCCGCATATGCAAAACAAATTGCTGATTATAAAGCCAAAGGTGGAACAGTTAAGAAATATACTGGTCCTGATAAGAAAAAAGTTAAAGGGGCAATATCAGGTTTTAAGAAAAAACTTGCAAAGACAATGAAAATTCATTCTGATCAGGATGAAAAAGAAAAAGCAGAAAAAGAGGCTAATAAGCAACAGGATGAAGGTCGTTCTATGCCAATGGACAAAGGCAGTGTTGAAAAACGTGTGAAGATGTTTAAGAGACTTAGAGATAAGAAAGCATCTCAAGGTTATCAAAAAACAGGTCTCGCAAATGAAGAAAATATTGATGAAAAACATAAAAAAGTAAAAGGTGATGGTTTTCCTAATCAAATTGTTGGTCGTGTAAAAATGTTTCATAATGTTGATGAAACACCTAAAATGAAAATACCACCTTATGCTAATAGAAAAACTGCTCAAGCCGAGAAAAAGGCAAGAGAAGAAGCACAAAGAAAAAGAGCAGGATTAGATGAAGTTGTTAGAAGAGGTTGGAAAAAAGGAACTTATCATGTAAAAGATGCGGATGGTAAAATACTTGGTACATACAAATCTGGCTCACATGCTTCTAGGGCAATGGATAAACTCATGGATAAAGGTGGTCATAAAGAATTAGAAGTAAAAAGGGCTAATGAAGAAGTTGAAGAAGGTTATGTTAAACAAAAAAAGGGTGATAAATTAAATGTTGGGGGAAGTGGCAATCTTGGTGCATCTCTAAGTGGACCAAAAGGTAAAGGTGACTTTATGATATTGAAGAAAGCATATAAACCTGGTCAAGATCAATTTCATATGGTTGTTATCGATGATAAAGGAATCATCAATAAAGATTGGGGTTCTCATCCTTCTCTTGATGGAGCAAAGAAATTTGCTAAACAACGTGGATACAAAGAAGAAGTTGAAATTGAAGAACATTGTGGTGAGTGTGGTGCAATGGATCATATTGATGAGAAAAAAGGTTCAGATTACCAACTATATCATAAAGATTTCTCATCTGCTATGCAACATGCCTATGCAGTTGCTAAGAAAAGAGGATATACAGTTGATAAAGATGATATCGACAATAAAGTAGCAACAGGTCCTAGAAAACCTTCTAGCGGTAAAACAAATCGTTATATTCTAGGAACAGATAAAAAGCAAAACTTGCATGTTCAAGTTGCAAATCTTGATGACAAACGATATGAACTTAACATGTACATTGAAGATGTCCAATTAGATGAAAAAGCAGTTTCAAAACAACAACAAAAATTTTTTGGTCTAGTTAGAGCAATACAAAAGGGTAAAGCATCTGGCTCACCAGAAGCAGAACAGGCCGCTAAAGAAATGAGTGCCAAAGATGTAAAAGATTATGCTGGTACTAAACATGAAGGATTGCCTAAAAAAATTAAATCAGAAGAGGTAGAGATGAACTCTAATACAAAACCCATTGAAGAAATGGACAAGCAATATAGTAAATACGAAGATGAAAATCAACATGGTAAAGCCGCTGTTTATGCTTGGAAAAAATATCATAATAAAAAAGATCCTAAAGAAGTTGCTCATGGCAAAGAATTGAAAGCAATTAATAAAAGACATGATAAAAGAGGACATTTGTCACATGAAGATGGTGAAAAAAGATTTAAAATATCTAAAACATATACAGATAGAATGGTTGCAAAACATTCTAAAAAAGAAGAAGTAAATAAAAATCTTTCTAAGATTAATAAACTTCTTGAAAAAAGAAAAACAGATGAAGAGCATGGTGCTGGTGAAGAAGGTACCACAAAATTAACCAAAAAATATAGAAAAGATACTCCTGGTCAAGGAATCGAAGAAGGCAATATAATTGCAAACGGTAGAGATCCATTTAGAATTTTTGAACAATTAGTACATTATTTGATGGGTACATCTATTAAAAATATTGAAAATTATTCTTATTATAAAATTTCAGAAACACCTGATAAACTTAGATTAGAAAATACTGAGGGCGCCTTAGCAACAATTACAATAGCGGATGTTCAAGCATTTTATGATGATCCGGAAATGACCATGGAAGAATTCATTGAATTGATCGATGGTTTTGGTGTTAAAGAATTATCTGAAAAAGAGGATGGTAATAGTGTAATTGGGGATGAAGGAACACCTGCTATAGGAAAAGATAAAATGGGTCAAGGAATTTATACTACAGAACCACCTAAAACATTTGGTGAATCTTTAGATAAATATGTAGAGAGTATTAATGATTCAGTTTTTAGAAGCAAAAATGGAATGTTTACAAGGAGAAAATAATGGCTGAAAAGTCTGATACAACTGAAACAATAGAAGTGGTGGAGAAGGCGGCTCCTGCACCTAAAAAAACGGTAAAAAAAGCAGAACCTAAACCTGCTCCAAAATCTACACCAACTGCAAGTTCTGACGAATCCAGTGCTTCTGGTTTTTCTTCAGATCGTGCATATAAAAATTATATAAGAAAATTTAAATAGGAGCATAAATGGCACTTTGGGGAAATAAAGATGGTGATGATATGGGAAGCATTGACATTTCGGCAATTAGTGGTGCAAATGTAACCTTTGGCGCATCCATTGCTGACTATGATGTTAAATCTGGCGATACTTTAATTATAGACAGATCAGGAACACCTGAATACGCTAGAGTAAAGCATGTTCATTCAACAACATTAGTTGAGATGACTACAAATCTTACAACTTCGGATGTTTCTGGTACTGAATATGCTGAATGGTCACAGGCGCCAAAATATACACCTGATTCTGAAGTAACTTCAGGTAGTATTTTGGGAGCATCGACAACTGAAGCAACAGCCGGAATTTCAGGTCTTCCACATACTGGTTGGGTGAAAAAAATTACAAAATCTAGATTAGGTGTTTCATCTACATCTTATGAAACTCTCGTAGCATCTAGTAGTGTTGGATCTAGTACAGATATTGCAGGTACAGATTTTTAATTAAATTATTTAAAACATCATTATATATTATGAGGAATTATGAAAAAAAATAGTCCTGAATTGAATTTACTGAAAACTTATTCAGATAATTCTTATGTTGATATTATTGAAAAAAAATATAAAGAAATTGAAAATATGTTTAATGCTCACATGGAAGTTTTAGAACAAATTTCCATTAAGAGAGAGAAACTAAATAAAGATGAAGAAACCGTGCAATACGAATTAAGTGGATTGCACGGTGCTAAAACTGTTTTAGAACAATTAATAGAAGAAGCAAAGATTCAAGATTAAGACTATAGAACATTAAAACATCAATTTTTTTGTTCTATTAAATCATGAACAGTCTTGGCTGAGTCCCAGCACTTCATGTAAAAATTTTAGGAGTAAAGCAATGGCTGATAAAAAAATGACGGATTTAACAGATCTCTCTACTGGAGTTGCATCTGATGATATTCTACATGTTGTAGATGATCCATCAGGAAGTCCAGTTAATAAAAAGGTCTCCGTCTTTAATTTAATGGGTAATTTAAATCATACAACAAATACTGGTGACGTTACAGGTAGATCTCTAGTAAAATCTACGATTGATGTTAATAGAAGTACCACATCGGGTGATATTGTAGCACTTGAAAGTGTAACTACACATACTAAAGGTGCATCTGGTACTGGTAATTCAGTTGTTAATATTTTTGGTGCAAAAGTTCATGCGAATGTTGCTGGTGCATCATCAGTTGTAACTGGAACTGCCGCAGGCGCAAAAATTACTTTCGATCTAACTTCTGGTGTTCTTGCTGACAATGTAAACACTGCATTTACTGGTGGAACTGCTAGGGTTTATGGATTGCAAATTAATATGACTGATAGCCAAAGTACAAGAGCAGTAAAACCTGATGCATTTATTTGTCTGAATGACGATGCCGCTAATGATGATACAGAAGAATTGTATCAGATGTCGCATTTGATTGAAATGGGTTCTGGTACTGATTATGTAAAAGCAACTGCAAATGGTCAAGCATTTGCAAATGGACATGGAATTATGGGTACATCTGTAAATGCATTTACATTTCATACAGACAACAACTCGTTTGATTCTAAAATAAGAATTAAAGTTAACGGTACGGAATATTTTCTATTAGCAACATCAAATGGATTTTTCGGTACTGGCGTTGCGTAAAATATAATTTTTTAAGCGGAAAAGATGGCAGACAAAAGAATTTCAGGTCTTCCTGCACTATCATTTTCAACCAAAGAAGATATTTTAATGGTTGTAAATGATCCAGCGGGAACTCCTAGTAACAAAAAAATATCAGTTGAAAATTTCTTTTCAAATGTTGAACCGAAAATATTTTTTTCAAATACTGCAAATGTTGTAGATTCGTCTGATGCATCGGTAGTTTTTAAGGGGGGAGTTGGTTTTCAAAAAGACATAAGAATTGATGGTGATATTACGATAGATGGTAATACTACAATAAACACCATTAGTTTAAATTCTTTTAGTTCAAATGTAAATCCCGAAACAGATGATATTTACAATTTAGGAAATACAACATCGGCTTTTAAAAATTTATATGCTGGTGTGATCAACGGTAATACATCAGGTAATTTATTGATTACTGCTATAACAAATGTAGCATCTAATTTACAATTTACAAGTGATAATGTTGTTTTTGAAACAACCGATTTAAATGTTTCTTCTAACTCCGTCTTTTCCGCTAAATTCACAATTAATTCTCAATCAAGTAATACTAATATAGAATCTGCCAATCTCTATATTAATAGTACAGGTACAAACATTGATGGTTCTGATCTCAAAATTTCAGCAAATACTATTGTTAGTGCAAATTTACATCACAATGGTAGAGACTTTACATCTAATGGTATAAATTTTTATGGAAATAATGATACCTCAACATTTTATGGAAATGTAAGAATTGGTGTAACCGAAACAGATGGTAACCCTAGAGGTTCAGATACAAATCAAACATTAGTGGTTAGCACAAATGAAGCATTAGTAAATTCATCATCTTTTAAAGTTCAGGGAACAGATTTAAATGTTAGTTCAAACCTAGAATTTACCGGAACTAATTTAACTTTTTTAGGTGATGAATCAACAACTAATGCCTATTTTGATACAAATGTAACTTTAGATCACAAATTAAATGTTGGTGGAAATACAACTGTAGATGGTGCAAACTTACATGTTACGGGTACAAATACATCACTAACTGCTACAGGAACAAATATTGAAGGTACATTACTTAGAATATCATCGAATGTAAATTTTTTATCTTCTGGTGCTAATGAAGGCGCTATTTCTATTGCAAACCAAGACGATTCAACAACAAATACATCGGGTGCTTTAACCGTTTCAGGGGGTGTAGGTGTAGCCAAAAAAGTCACCGTTGGTGAAGATCTTCTGGTTCATGGAAATATACACGCAAATGGAAATATTACTTCTGATGGTGGAACTGTTACTTTAGGTAATAATACACCAACTGGCAGTGGTGATACAGTTGCTTTTGCGGCAACAATTTCATCAAATGTTATACCGACAACAGACGTAACATTTGATTTGGGAAATACTACAAATCAATTTGCTAATGGATATGTCAAAAATTTATTAACATCAGAAAATGTTATTACAACAGGAACAGTACAAAGTGCTAAGGGAGAATTTTCTGATAATGTAGAAATTTTAACTGATAAATCTTTAGTTTTTAGAGATAGTGGATTAGAAATAAATTCACCAAATGATGGTGATATAAGAATTAGTTCTGATGATAAAATCACATTTTTATCTACTGCAAATTTAGAAATTAATACTGCAATTTTATATTCTAATACTACTACAAGATTTGATGTAGAAGGTCCTCTATTAAATGTTACTGCAAACCTAACTCATACTGGCGCAAATGCAACTTTTTCAGGAACAGAATTTAATGTAACTGGTACATTAGCGAATGTTACATCATCAATAAATTTTTCTGGTACAGTAAATACAACGAGTCAAACAAATTTTAAGGGAAAAGTTGTTTCTGGTATTGATGGAACTGGACAAGATTTAACATTTAATACAGATACAATTTCATTTTTAAGCGGAAATGTAAAAACTTTAGGAACTGCCACACAAACTTATTCCGATCATACGGATGGAATATATGATAATGTCACGTTAACGGGTGGTAACGGTTTTGGTATAAAATCAACTGTTTACGTAAGTGGTGGACAAGTTGTTCAAGTTATAGTTACTAACGGTGGTTTTAACTATGAAATCAGTGATTCTCTAACAATACCAAAAACATCCATAGGAAATACTGGATCGGGCGATGAAACAATTAGTGTATCAACATTAAATGCTACATCTTCTAATCAAAAATTTGAATTATTTTCGAATGATAATATCATAACTTCGGATATTCAATTAAATCAAAATTCAAAACTAAAAGCAAATAAAGGTGTCACTTTAGGTGGAGAATCTGGATTAGTTTTTGGTGGTGATATGATAATGAATAATGATGGGGATGGTGAAGCGGGTGCAATTTTATTGGAAAGAGATGGTGATGCTGATGGAAAAAGTACACTTCAGTTAGAGGATTTGACCAATACAGATAAAATAGAATCTAGTGCTGACGGGTTTGTATTTAGTGGTAATATTGTTTTTCCTGCTAATACAACAGGATTTAATTCACAAGATGGAACACTAAATTTAGGAACACATAATGGTGTTGCTAATGGCGTTATCAGAATTAGTGATGCATATAATTTACCTAATACTGCTGGTTCCGATGGACAATATTTAAGACTATTAAATGGTAACTTAGTTTTTGCATCTGGCACAGGTGTAAACCTAACAGATGTAGTTCAGGATGCTTCACCCCAATTAGGCGGAAATTTAGATTTAAATGGTAATTTTATAACTGATTTTGGTCGTGCTAATACTGTTATAAGTGCAAGAAGTGGGGATGGTTTAATTGTTTTGAATGATAGTTCAACACAATACGTGGCGGTAAGTAAAAATGGTCGTCTAGGTGTTGGTGTGGATCCTCAAAGACCACTACATGTAATCGGTGATTCTTTAATTACAGGTAGTTTAGAGATATCCACAAATTTAGATGTTGGTAATCATGATGGATCTTCTGTGGGATTTAAATTGGGTGGAACATTAGTTACAAGTTCTGCTAATGAATTGAATGTTTTAGATGGAATTGGAACATTATCAACAAATGATTTAAAAGCGATTGAAAATTTTGAAGAAACTGTATCGGCAACCACATCTACAGTAACAATTAAATCTAGTAAAGATTTGGACGTTGCAGGACATGATGAGTCAACTAATGGATTAAAATTGGGAGGTACATTAGTTACTTCTTCTGCAACTGAATTGAATATATTAGATGGTGTGACAACCTCTACAACTGAATTAAATTTATTAGATGGTTTAACTGCAACCTCAACTGATTTAAACTTGACATCAGGAATTACATTAGGATCGGTTGATGCATCAAAATTAATATCTGCTGATTCGAATAAGATTGTAAATTTTGGGGATACTCTTGGAAGAGTTTATGTTGGACAAGTTAATGTTACATCTACTACAAATTCAACATCTAATACTACGGGTGCATTGAAATCAGCAGGTGGTTTAGCAGTTAAAAAATCAGCTACTATAGGAGATAATCTAACAGTTCACGGTAATACAGTTTTTAATACTGATTTTACACTCAATGGTTCAACAACAGATTTTTTAACATCATGGGATAGTTCTGCTGATTCATTGAGCATAAAAGCAAGAGCAGTTGGAATTGGTGATACTACTATAACTACGGGAGCGGGAGGAATTGGTGATGCAAATAATGTGTTAGCATTTTCTAATGGAGTAGTTCCGACAAATTTTCCTACAGGTCAATCTTATATTGTAGCAAGACCTGTAACAGTAGGAGAAAATCAAATATCACAATTATTTTTTATCGATGAAGCAGGAAACCAAACTCAGGGGAGTCCACACAATGCTGAGGGTGAATGGGAATTTTATTCCAAAAATTTGAAGACTGGTAAAGTTGTTAGAATAAATATGGAAAGAATGATTCGTATATTAGAAGATCATACAGGAGAAAAATTTATTGAAGAGGAGTGATAATAATGAGTGAAAATTTAAATAATGAAATTGAAAGATTAACTTTAGATAAACAGACAACAGATTTTAAAATATATCAATTAAAAGAGGAGTTAAAAAAACTGAAAAAAAGTAGTGACATGTTAACAGGAGCAATACAAACATGTCATTTTTTACTTCAAAATTCAGAAAATAAAAAAGAAAAATCATAATGTTTTTTGAAGATTTGAATGAAAAAAACTTTATTTTATATGCAATGAAGCATTATGAAAATCCTCAATGTCTAACGGAACAAGATTTTTATAATGATTTAAAGATAATAAAATATATTAAAAGATTACTGAATCGATATAAAATAAATGGTGACTTAAAAGAAAGATTAATATTAAATCATTTAATTATGTTAGGAAATGTTTTTCCTTTTGAAGTGTTAGCAAGAATTTTATTTTTAAAAATTTCTGAAAATTATTGGCCTGCTTTAAAAACTTTTTTGATTTATTTGGACGGCATGCCAGAAATTATTCAATCTGTAAATGGAAAAGTTATTATTAGTAGTGATATAAGAGTTGATATGAGAATCGCACAAAATTTAAGAAAGTATTAATGTCAATAGTAACAGCCGCAGGTAACATTTATTTTGTATATCAATTTATAAAAAAATTGACCACTCCCTTTGAAAAGACTGAAGCATTTAAATTGGGAATAATAGATGAAAAAGGCAAAGTCTTAAAGAAAAGATCATCATTAAAATCTAAAGAAGAAAAAGATGCTTATACATTAACCGATACATTGGTATTCAATTTGAAAAAAGTTTTAGCCAAAATACCTGGTGGATCAACTAGATTTGCGACTTTTGCGGCGGCATTATTTTTGTTAAAAGAAGAGGAAAAGAAGAAAAATTTAAAAAATTATTTGGAAGAGCATTATTTAGAAAAAAAATATATGAATTTTTTAGAAGAATGTAGATCAAAGAAGTATGAAATTTATGAGATGATGGATGAGGTAGATCAAAAAGAAGAATTACTAGAAGCAAGAATGAAAACAGAAAATATTGCAGTTGGTGATGGATCAGGTATACATGGAATAGGTGCGGGCCCTCATGGGGAACCACCAGGACCATCTAAATTAATAAAGAGAAAAAAGTTTGCAGGATCAGACGTTTTTCTTGTAAAACCTGAAGTTTTTATGAGATCTAGATTTGGTAAAAAGAAATATGCCAAATATGAAAATTATGTGGGAAATGATGAAATAGGAGATGCTATTAGACAGTATGGTAGAAGCAATCCCGGAAGACCAATTATTTTACAGGATGAGTTATCCGGCGCAATGTTATATTTAAGATACGGAAAAAAATGAAAAAATTTAAAATTTTTTTTATAGAAAAAATTACAGAAGAAAAAGAAAACTACTTAAAAATAAAATATAATTTATCTGATAGCGAAACAAAAAATATAATTAATGAGGTTTCAAAAAGAGATCTGCAATTCAAGGATGATGTTATAGAAACGATTATGAGATTGATAAATTTAAGAAATGAAAAAAAAGGCGAAAAAACTTTAAAACTTGAAAAGAAAAAAGAAATGTTTGATTTTTTAATGAAAAAAATAGATGAAGAAAAAACTAGAAAGAATAAAGTTGAAGAAAATTTTAAAAATATTTTTTCATCATTTGGGGAGAATCATGTTAAGATTTAAAGATTTTATCGTAGAAAAAAGCATTCCTACAAATCCTAAACTTTGGTCACAAGCCAAGTCAATGGCTAAGTCAAAATTCGATGTATATCCATCGGCATATGCCAACGGATGGGCCGCAAAATGGTATAAATCAAAAGGTGGTGGATGGAAGTCAGGTTGAAAACATATAAACAATTCAACGAAGATCTTAGAAAATGGTTTAGTAAATCTAATCCTGAAGGAGATTGGAAAAGAGTTAATACTAAGGGCGAAGTTGTAGGCGATTGTGCTAGAGATGATAAAGACGGTGATGGTAAAGCAGATGGTCCAAAACCCAAATGCATGTCGAGGAAAAAAAGACAACAACTCTCTAAAAAAGAACGAGGTAATGCCGTTAAAGCAAAAAGGAGACATGATAAAAATCCTGACAGAAAAGGTAAACCAATTAATGTCTCAAATTTTGGTAAAGGTAAATTGTAAAAAAACATTATTGGAAATAAATAATGGCAATTTTTAGAGAAAAAGTTGAAGTTGTAAATTATAATGATGCAGATGGAACTACTGATAGACAATCTAGAGTAGAATTTTATGGATTCAGTTCAGGAGAAATTGATGGAAATGATGCGTTATCGGGATTGGGTGCAACTACTCAAAGTACAGGTTCAGGTCTAAACGATATAACTTTTGGCGGTTTATTCACTGGAGCCACATCTGTCACATATTATGTTAAAATAGATGCTACAGGCACACCAGACACATTCTCTTGGTCAAAAGATAATTTTTCTACTACAGAAGCAACAGGTGTCTCTCTTACTGGTTCTGCACAAACACTAGATAATGGTATTACGATAACTGCTTCAGCAACAACTGGTCATACATTAAATGATGTATGGCAAATGACTACGCTATCAGGAGCGACTCCACATAAATTAGCAGAATTTGTTGTAGATCATGAAGGAACATCTGCTGATGATAAAGGAGAAATGTTTATTAAAATTAACAATGGATCAGGTACTATTAATCACATACATTTACATGCTAACGGGGAAACTACTTTTTCTGGACAGATAACAAATAGTGTGAATAATGTAAAAGGTTTTCTAAAAGTTGTAGATGCAAATGGTACCATAATCAATACAACATAAAGGAATAAAATGTCTGAAAGAGGAGTTAAAGAAACAAAAGAAGTATTAGCATTTGTATTCAGTATGGCTAATGCAATTAAAATTAGTTTGGCAGATGGAGATTTTGATTGGTATGATGCAAAAAACTTTGTTGATCCTCTCAAAAAAATTGCTCCTGCAGTAGAAAATATTGATGAAGTTCTTCCTGAAATTGAAGATTTATCTGTTGATGAAATTGTAGAACTTGCTAAATATTCAATGACTGAGTTGGGTTTAGGTGGTGATATTGATGTTGATGCAGAAGTTGATGCCGCCGTAGAAAAAGTTAATGATGCAATTGCCATGGGTAAAAGTCTATTAAAAATGGTAAACAGTATTGGATAAAGAAATGAGACACGAGACTCTACTACAAATGGTTGTTACCCCGATGATTGTAGCAATCATCGGTATTGTAGGTTGGAGTCTTGTAAACGTAGTAGAACTTAAAGAAGACATTGCAACTGTCAAAACTGAAGTAAAACATATTTCAGAGACAGTTGATAGAATGTCTGAACAACTTGCTTTGAATAAATCGGTCGAAGAGTTAGAATATGCAACTAAATGATGATGAAAAAAAACTTTTAAGATTAGCGGAATCAATTAAAAATAAAAATAAAATTAGAGATGTTGGTTTGGTTTATGAATTAGGATATAAACTAAAACTAGATGATGAAAAAATAGGTAATGTTATAAAATATGCTGGCCTGTGATTGACATTCTATCCAAAAATTGATATACTTTATTAAATTTCACTCAAAATAATATGGTGTATCATGTCAGTATTCATTGATGTTAAATATTTAAATCTTTTATCTAATCGTCTTCCTCTTTATACACAAAAAAGAGAGTTTTTATGGAACTTTAGATGTCCCATATGTGGTGATTCACAAAAAAAACTCACAAAGGCAAGAGGATATGTACATAGAAAAAATAATGATCTTTTTTATAAATGCCATAATTGTGGTGTAGGTCTTTCATTTACTAATTTTTTAAAACAACTGGACACAAATTTACATGATCAATATATCATGGAAAGATATAGAAATGGTGAAAATGGTTTTAGTAATTATAAGAAACCTGAATTTAAATTTGAAACACCAAAATTTCAAAAAATAAAATTAAACATACCTTGTGTCAGTAATTTAGAAGATGATCATTTTTGTAAACAATATGTAGAATCTAGAAATATCAATGTCAATAAATACAAATATCTTTATTTTGCACAAGACTTTAAACATTGGGTTGAAAGTTTAAATCTTGATGTTCAATATGACTTAATTCAAGATGATCCTAGATTAGTCATTCCTTTTTTTGATAAAAATGAAAATCTCATTGCCGCACAAGGAAGGTCACTAAGAGGTGATTCGAAATTAAGATATATTACAATAAAAGTTAGAGAAAATGCTCCAAAAATTTTTGGTTTAAATACTTGGGATGAAAGTAAAACAACATATATCGTTGAAGGTCCTATCGATTCTTTATTTGTAGATAATTCTCTCGCAATGGCTGGTGCTGATCTATCCACATATTGTAAAATGTTTGAAAATAAAGATGTTGTTTTCATTTATGATAATGAAAAAAGAAATAAAGAAATAATAAAAAAAATGACAAAAATAATTGATGACAATTATAAAATTGTCATTTGGCCAAGACATATTATTCAGAAAGATATTAACGATATGTTTTCTAATGATGTCAATATCATGGAAATTATACATAAAAACACATATCAAGGTTTGACCGCAAAAACTAAATTGATGGAATATAAATTATGATTGAAATGACTCAAGTGCATAAGCATGGTTTTGTGAAGTTACTAGAAGTGATGGGCAATGACGAAGAAGTTGAAAACGCCGCAAGAATTAGTTACGGTACTGGTACACGGAAGGTAAGCCAAACAAGAAACCTAATTCGTTATTTGATGAGACACAAACACACATCACCATTTGAGATGTGTGAAGTAAAGTTTCATTTGAAACTGCCAATTTTTATTATGAGACAATTAGTTAGACATAGGACTGCTAACATAAATGAATACTCTGGTCGTTACTCTATTATGAGTGATGAATTTTATCTGCCTGCTGAAGCAGATGTGAATGTGCAATCGGATACAAATAATCAAGGTCGTGGAGAATTGCTTGATGAGAACAATAAAATGCTTGTTCTCGGTCGTATGGTTGCCATAAATGATCAAGCAAAAGAGTGTTATAGACAAATTGTAGACCCAACTCCGTTAGACGGTTTTTATGAAGGATTTAAGGGTGTTGCAAGAGAACTTGCAAGAATTGTTTTACCCGTATCAAATTATACTGAATGTATTTGGAAAATAGATTTAAATAATTTTTTTCATTTTGCAAAATTACGTATGGATGCACACGCACAAAAAGAAATTAGAGATTATGCAGATGCAATGTACGAGATGATTAAACCAAAGTTTCCAATTTGTTGTGAAGCATTTGAAGATTATATTATGAATTCAAGAACTTTTTCAGCAAAAGAAATGGAGATCATAAAAGATAATTTAGATGGAAGTTGGACGATGGACAAATATGGTCTATCAGAACGAGAATCAAAAGAATTTTTAGACAAGTTAAATTAAAAGGAGTAAAAAATGCCTCTACCTACCGAGTACCAATCATTTATACATTTATCACGTTATGCAAGATGGAATTATGATCTTAAACGAAGAGAATCTTGGGAAGAAACAGTTGACAGATTTATCAATTTTTTTAAGGAACATTTAGACAGTAGACACGAGTTTAAATTAGAAAATGGTGTGGAGGCAGATTTAAGAAATGCGATTACAAATTTAGATGTCATGCCGTCAATGAGATGTTTGATGACCGCTGGAGAGGCATTAAAAAAAGAAAACATAGCAGGTTATAACTGTTCTTATGTAAAAGTGGATTCGCCAAGATCATTTGATGAAATTTTGTATGTATTAATGAATGGTACGGGTGTAGGATTCTCGGTAGAAGAAGAATATGTAGATAAGTTGCCACCAGTTTCAGAAGAATTTCATGAAACTGACACAACAATTGTAGTAGCAGATTCAAAACTCGGTTGGGCTAAAGCATATAAAGAATTGCTATCATTAGTGTGGCAAGGTCAAATACCAAGATGGGATTTGTCAAACGTAAGACCGGCAGGGACGCCTCTTAAAACATTCGGAGGTAGAGCCTCCGGTCCAGAACCACTTGAAGAACTATTCAAGTTCACAATAAATACCTTTCAGAATGCCGCTGGACGTAAACTTAAATCGGTAGAAGCACATGACATTGTATGTAAAATTGCTGAGATTGTTGTCGTTGGTGGTGTTCGCAGGTCCGCTCTTATCAGCCTGTCAAACCTCCGTGATGAGTCAATGCGACACGCTAAGTCGGGACAATGGTGGGAGAATAATCCTCAACGAGCCCTCGCCAATAATTCGGTTAACTATAAAGAAAAGCCAGACATTGGGACTTT